GTGCCTACTGAGGGTCTCGTTTACCTCAACCTAGGAGATGTCCCGGCTGAGTTCGAGATTCCTCTGCGGGATCTGTTCAGGGATTACGAGAGGGGCTCATTGGGTATCATTCCCATGTTCAGGCCCACTCACGTTAGGGTTGCCTGGGAAATCGTCGAAAGGTGTGTTGATGCTGGTACGCTAGATCGTGACACACGGCCAAACGTGCAGAGAAGCACCCACTTGTTTGCGGACTCAGGAAGGTTCGAATTAGAAGTGGATTTGCGTTTGGCCAGGGTGATGCACAGCATGTGGACAGGCGGGTTCCTCCGGTGGGTCTGTGGAAGCGGACGAGTGAGGGGCCCAACGATATGGGATATGAAGTGTCTGAGGGCAGTCACGTCTATTACCATTAGGCCAGGGTTCACAAAGTTGGCCAACGTGTATGGCGACGCTATGACAGTGAGGTCAGCTAGAGAGCTGGAGATGCACTGTGCTCGCGTCCCGAGAGACATGACGGTCAACGAAGTGGCAGGTTCCGATACTACACCGGACACTGTGTTATTTCTCAAATTGTGTTGGGCCTCTAAGGTCCTCGCTAAGGGTTTGAACCACAGTGAAGCCACTGAGCTGTTCACTCGTGCCACATGAGTTGTGCCCGGAATTGCGCTTGCGCGGAAAACAGTTTGGTTAGAACTTTACTCTACGCCAGGTGGTCAAAACCTGGTGTCCCTCGTTGGGAAGGAGCTAGTCTCCGATGAGAAACGTTTGAAGTTGAGGTTCAATAGGACTAAGACATCATTGCCAGACTTGTTGCGTTATACACGTTTATCACGAATGGGCCTCGTGGTATTCAGCAGTTTCGGGTACACCTTAGGTGCCGGCATGGTGGGGGGTAACGACCCCCTATCACAATTATCCGCTTGTGTGGACAGGGTTCTAGCGCGTAACCCGGTCGACGTCTCAGCCATGGGGACGTTCACTTTAGTATCGAAGTTCGTAGTAGAGAAAATAGTGAAGCAGGTGGAACTCGCCATTGACGACAAACACGTCAGGGAGCGGAACAATAGCGTGGCGGTCCTTGTCAAGCTTCTGAAAAAGCCTGTTGCTTACGTGATGGGCTTAGTGGAGCATTTCGAGGACAGTGAGTTGGGATGGTTTAGCGACAAGTGGAAGGAGAAAGGCTTCTTCGTCAAAGATGAGTCGAATTTCAAATCGTGGCTTGGGAGAGCACGGGGTATTTACCCTATGGCTGAGGTTTACTGTTACCTCCTGGCACCAGTGTTGGTGGTCCAGGAGATGGTTTACGGATGCGATATTTTGAAGAGATGGCAAATCAAACACTTGACTAATCAGGAAGTATACGCGAAGCTTCGGCAAATATTCGATGGTGAACATTGTAGCACAGATTACTCGTCTTTTGAGAAGGCGCAAGTGAAGAGTGTACGTGAGCCTGAGATGATGCTGGTGTGCGCCGTTCTGGAGAGGATGAGCATGCACAACACTTCTGCGCTTTTCGCCCAAGTTTGGGCAAAGGAGAGGCGTATAAAGACAAGATTTTTCAGTTTCTGTCACCTGGCACGATTGTCGGGGGATTACTGGACATCCATGGGCAACGGGCTCGTGAACATTTGTCTGATTCTCAGTGGTCACTGGGAGAAGTATGGGAGTAAGTATGGCGGACTTGAAGAGTGGTGGCAGGAAGCAAGCCAGTTGTCCTTTGTGGTTGAAGGGGATGACGGGGTGATGCCTGTCGCAGTCGCTAACCCGGGTTTCATCGGGAGGATGGGGTTGTCGTTCAGTCTGTCCAGCAAGGGTGCTGGTGATGGATGTGTCGATTTCCTCAGGAAGGTGTGGACGGTTGACGGTTGTGTTGTAAATGTGTTGAGAGCAATAAGGTCACTTTGGATTAAGACGTCGCAACCCCTTAGATGGGGCAAGAAGATGTTTTTACTCAGGGTTTCTGCTCTCAGTATGCACTATATGCAGCCTGGTCACCCCGTACTGGACTCATTGGTGGAGCTCGTCGGCAAGCTGACAGCCGGGGTGACAGGGTTTAAGAATTGGGAACGATGGTTCAACCAGCACAGGATAGATGTGACTGTGTTGAAGCCTGAAAAGCGTTTTCCGGTCTGCAAGCCCAATCTCGGCCTGGCAGCACATTTGTCCGACTCACGCGCCGCGGAAATTCCGCGGTTGGTTTTGCCCATTCAGAGAGAGCTGAGTGGTAGAATAGCCCGATTCGATGGGCGTCCTATAGAGACTTTCGATGCTTTTTGTGAATACCCAGAGTACGAGGATATGATCTCGTATCAACTTTGCGGTAATGATTTGCCTCGGAGACATCTTGACGTCACTCCGTTGGGTGAAGTAGGGAAATTAGTAGAAATGCTTTTAGACCCCGAAACCGACACCCTCGACATGCCAGTTTAGTGTCGAGATAGCCAAAATTCCCCCCTGTGGGGCCTCATAGGTGTGGTGCTGGACACTGCTCATATGTGGTTCTGTGGGGGGGTTTTCAGTCAGGCCGTTTTTTAAAAAGCGCCACATCAGAACAGGTGTGCTGTCTGTATTTTCCGTTTGTCACGAAACAGCTTTGCTTGTTCGCACTGCAATGATTTGAACACGGGGCGTGACAACCCGTGGTGTGTCTGTTGGGTGTTGTAGAGTGCACTGAGAAAACTATATCCTCGTAACCAGTCGTGAGGGTTTGGTTGACCATCGTAAGAAGGTCCTAACAACAGACTAGACACAGTTGCATACTTTTGATAGC